AAATCAGCAGTTGCCGCGGGAGATTCACGTTGCGTTCCAATCAAGCCCTGGAGCTCCATACCGAGACCAACTGATAAGAGAGCTTGTAGGCAACCACTGGACCTACGAAGCCGTTGCTAACGCCTCTGGTCTGACCAGAGAGCGCGTCCGTCAAATTGCACGTGACGAGCCAAAGTTTGCAGCTACTCTTGAGATAGACATTCCTGAACCACCAGTTAAGCCAGAGAAGCCGAGGCCCCAGTACATCGAGCCGCACCCAGACACTCTGGCAAGACTATTAGAGCTTCAACCCTATGCGCAGCAAGTACGCGCTAACGGCGCTCGCTACCGTAAGGAAGCCGAAGAATACACGGCGCTACTTAATCACGCATACAAGGTTGAAGGCGTGACACTTTACCGTTTGGCAAAACGACTAGGCATCACCCATGGTGCCATTCGCTTCCGCCTCGCTAGGTATGGTTACATAACTCCCAAATCTGGAAAGAGTAAGGTATACACGCCGATCGTTAGGGAGAATAGACCTCTAGACGATTAACCGAAAGCCCCCTCTCCGGAGGGGGTTTTCCTTTAAAAACTTTTTTATTTTCCGGCGTGTCGCTTGACAATCACAGTATTTCTGCTAATCTAATACCAACAGCGATTCGACGGAAAAGCTGGAGTATGGCTGAACAACCTCAAAGTTGCACGGGGTGGTAAGGCACTGCAGGGAGTAACGTCTGGGTGTAACCCAACTGTAGGTAGGCTTAGTAGCGGGCTTTAGAGACCGAAGCAACCAGGCCTTGGTGGTAAAACGCATTCCACCTACTCACTTTTAACACCCTCGCTCCGGCGGGGGTGTTATACTTTTCAGACATTCTCCTCTAGCTCAATTGGCAGAGCGTTCGACTGTTAATCGAATGGTTCTTGGTTCGAGTCCAAGGGGGAGAGCGACAGGAGGGCAGTAGCCCACCCTGCAGTGAACGAGGGTCAACCTTAGACGACCTGAGACGTAACTGTGAGCCCCCGTGGTGTTCCGGACGGAGCACGGCGGGGGTTCGTCTTTACCGAGCAACTTCTTTCTCCTGTAGAATGGAAACCCATGGGTAAAAGCATTATGGAGCAGCTTGCATCGCTGCCCGAAGACGAGCGTCTAGCCGCTTTAGACGGCCTAGACCCAGACACTCTTGTTTGGGACTGGTCTGTGTGGGCGCGTCCCGAGCAGAAAGCTCCTGAAGGCGACTGGAACGTCTGGCTAGTTCTCGCTGGTCGTGGTTTTGGAAAAACTCGCATGGCTGCCGAGTGGGTGCGAGAGATGGCCAAGTACACAAAAGATGGACAGCGCCGCTTCGCTCTCGCCGCCCGTACTGCTGCCGACGTTCGTGACGTTATCGTTGAAGGTGAGTCTGGCATCATCGCCGTCTCTCCTCCATCCGAGAAGCCGCACTACGAGCCATCCAAGCGTCGTCTAACTTGGCCTAATGGAAACACTGCCACGCTCTTTACTGCTGACGAGCCTGACTCGCTTCGTGGTCCTCAGTTCACTCACGCGTGGGGCGATGAGATTGCCGCTTGGCGTCAGACTCCAGACGCTGCTGGCATGACTGCCTTCGACAACCTTCGAGTTGGTACTCGTCTTGGTAAGCACCCTCAGATTCTAGTTACCACCACTCCCAAGCGAGTCCCCCTACTTTACAAATTAATAGAAGAGTCCAGGACAGATCGCGAAACTGCTGCCAAAGTTGTAATCACTCGTGGTTCAACCATGGACAACGCTGGAAACCTTTCTGGCGCGTACCTCGACACCATTATGGGCGTCTACGAAGGTACGAACCTAGCTCGCCAAGAGCTCTATGGTGAAATGCTCGACGATGTAGAAGGAGCACTCTGGAATGAAGAAATGGTTGAGACAGCTCGACACACGGCTTACCCTCCTGTTACTCCGCTACGTGTTATCGGCGTCGACCCTTCGGTTGCTGAGAATCCCCGCGACGAATGCGGTATTGTCGTCTGCGCGTCAACTGCAGAGCCAGACCTCTTTAAGCGCCATGCTTGGGTTCTTGAAGACGCTTCAATTCACGGTTCCCCAGACACCTGGGCCCGTAAGGTTGTGGAGATGGCTCGCAAGTGGGGTTGTCCCGTTGTTGCCGAAGTTAATCAAGGAGGCGCACTCGTTAAAAATGCCATCCTCTCTATTGACCCCACCATCAAAGTCCTAGAGGTCCACTCCAAATACGGCAAGCAGCTTCGAGCAGAACCAACAGTTCTAGCCTACGAGCAGGAGCGCGTCCACCATGTTGGATACCTTCAGGACCTAGAGTCTCAGATGTATGCCTGGATTCCTGGAGAAGGAAGATCTCCTGACCGAATCGATGCTCTCGTTCACGCACTCACCGCGCTTCTCATCAAACCACCACCAGGATTTTCTGGCGGAAAAATTCGCGCCAAGAGTTTTGCTGACCGCAAACTTGGAGTATCAAATCCGAATACCCGCCCTATAGGCCGAGTTTTTAGGGTAAAATAATGAAACAAATAATTTATGACAGGTTCCCCTGTCACTTAGCGGCAATCGCCGCCGGAGAGCTCGAAGACATCGAACAGTTGAAAAGCTACGAGCCTACTCCCGGATCCACATACTTAGAGACTACAAGGGTGATACTTACCGATGAGCACATCATGGTTGCCAAAGACGCCCCGGCGGGGCCGCAGGTCGTATTTCGAGAAGCATATGAAGCCTTCTATCCGTCTGAAGACATTAAAAAAGATGCTAGGGTTCTCACTAAATCGGGAAAAATGATAGCATTTAAAAAAGATATGGGCTGCGGATGCGGCTCACGCCTACGAGGTTGGAATCCTTACAAGACTCTGAACTCGATTAAGGATTAAAATGGAAATTACAACAGTAACTTTCGTGGTTCTTGCCCTAGCGGCTTACAGAATCACTCATCTAATCACTACAGACGCTATTGCGGACGGTTTTCGCAACTGGGTCTGGTCCAAATACCCTCCAGAGACAAAAATTGGATACCTAATCACCTGTAATTGGTGCACCGGGTTCTGGGTTTCACTGCTTCTGGTCTCGGGTGCAGGAATTTTACCTCAATTTACCTTTGTGGTATCATTAATCATGGCCATTTCCGCTGTGGTCGGGCTTTTATCTGCCTGGATCGAGCGGTAAAAGATAGGGAGCCCTTACATTGGGTATTTTTAAGCGCGAAACGCCAAGAAACGAGCAAAAAAGCTCTAACGTGCGTGCCTCAGCCCCAAGGAATGCTACTCGGGTAGCTCCGGGCGTCTCTGTTGACTCTTTTGGCATTGTTTATGCCGAACCAGCTGCCTTCAACCAGCCAAGACCCCTTACCGCTGCCGCTGCTCAAGTAAAGCTAGACGACCGCACCGAGGCAGAATACTTTAAGGCTCGCCGCAACGCGGCGTCCACCGCTTGGCAGACCGAAGCCTGGGAGTACTACGACGCAATTGGCGAAGTAAAGTACGCTTTCAATTTAGTCGCTAGCGTTGTGTCACGTATTCGACTTTACGCAGCTGCCATAGGTAATCCGGCAGATACCCCATCTCCAATTGAAGATGTTACTTCAATCGACACAAGACTTGCTCAAGCCGCACAGCGTGCTCTTGACCGTCTGAGCTCTGCTTACGGAGGGCAGCCAGGTCTTCTCAAAGACGCAGCCCTAAACCTACAGGTAACGGGTGAATGCTATCTAGTACAAATTCCAGAGCGAATTGGCTCCGGTCTTCCAGAGACCTGGGATGTTCGTTCTATTGACGAGCTTCAGGTAGATGCCAAGGGTAACTACATTGTTAACCCTCGCCGCGATATCGCTGGCGGAACTTCTATCGCTTCCAACCTCTCCACTGGAAACAAGGACATTGTAAAGCTTCCGTCTAATGCATACGTTGGCCGCATCTGGCGAGCACACCCTCGCTACACCCAGGAGGCTGACTCCAGCCTTCGCGGTCTGCTAGACCTTTGCGCTGAACTACTCTTGCTCAACCGCACATTCCGAGCCACTGCACGTTCGCGTCTCAACGCTGGTGCTCTCTATCTGCCAGATGGTTTGTCGGTTGCAGCAAGCCCAGACCCTGACTATCCGTACGACGAAGACGGCGACTACAACGAGCAGTACAACCCAGAGGAAGCAGCGGACGAGTTTGAGGACCAGCTCATCGATGCGATGACTACTCCTATCAAGGACGAAGACTCGGCTTCCGCAGTTGTACCGCTTATCATTCGTGGACCTGCCGAGCTTGGTGACAAGATTAAGCAGTTCAAGTTCGAGCGTTCGTTTGACCCCGCTCTGGCTCAGCGTGCTGACCGTGTACTAGAGCGCATCATGCAGGGACTAGACGTTCCTAAGGACGTAGTTACTGGACTTGCAAACGTTAAGTATTCGAACGCTCTTCAGATTGACGAGGCTCTTTACAAGGCTCACATTGAGCCACTAATGCTTCTCATTGTTGACGCTCTTACTGTCATGTACCTGCGACCATATCTAATTGCTAATGGATATGACGAAGCA